GCGGACGTGGTTATTGTAAATCATCATGGGTTTGCCGCATGGCTATCGGACGAGATGCTGCGGCTTGGAAATGTTGTGGAGTACATGCAATGAAACGGGTGAAATGCATTCAAGAGATTCACGAAATTAAGTTGCCGATCGGATTGCTGCGGCACGATGAATACTTAGAGCTTGCCGATCCGGAAGTTGGCGATCGGATTATGACAATGGATGGTTTATTGCGATCGATCCGTTATCCGTTTGAATGCGTGGGTCAAGCGTTAGTTGTGGTTAAGAGGGAGCAACCAGAATGAGAATCGAAGCGAATCGAAAGCAACTCCTCGATGCGTTTAAGCACGTAGCGACGTTGGCCGGTGGGGTCAAGGAAATCCTTGGTTATATCCTGCTGGATGCGGACGCCAGCCAGCTTTTCGCTACCAACATGGAATTGGCCGTTGGCCATTCGTTCAGCAAGTCGGGCGACGGCGGATGCTGCCTTCTCCATGCCCAGCGTGTCGGGTCGATCCTCCAGGAGCTATCTTGCAAGGTGGTCCGCATTGAGACAACGGACAACGGAATCCGCATTAGCGGGGGCGATGGTGAATTCAATTTGCCAACGGCCAACGTTGACGAGTACCCAAAGCAACAGCCAGTTGAGGCGGAGCACACCGCATCCATCGATGCGAATCTACTTCGCCAGGTGGTGGCGATGTGTTCGCCCTGCATCGACGATTCAAACGGGCGATTTGCCCTTGGTGGCGTTCGGGTTGAGGTGACGGAAGATGGCTTGCGGTTTGTCGCGACGGATGGCAGGCGGCTAGTTAAGATCGGTCCGGATGGTGACGCCATCGCGTCGGCGGTGGTGCCGGTTAAGGCTTTGCAGTTGGCTTGCAAGTCGACTGGCCCTCTTTCCGTGTCGATCGGCAAGGATGCCATCGAGCTGGACGGCGACGGTTGCATTGTGTCGGCAAGGTTGATCGAGGGGCGGTATCCCGACTGGCGAAAAGTCATTCCGAAGAAAGGCGGTCCGGAGTTCAGCGGGGCAAGTCAAGATTGGCTTAGGGCGGTCCGGCAGGCGGCTATCTGCTGCGTGGAGGAATCGCGGGGCGTCGATCTTTTGATTGCTGAGAGCAAGGCTACAATGCAGGCGAAGAATGCCGACGTTGGGGCGAGCCGATGCGATGTTGATTGTGAGGCATCGGGGAAGATCGCGGCTACGATCGATTGGCGATACCTTGCGGACTTCTTGAGGGGGGCTGGCGACACGGTATTTAACGCCTGCACGGTTGGGCCATCGAGTCCGATTCGGTTTGATATCGGGGAAGATGTTACGTTTGTACTTATGCCTATGGCAAAGGATGCATGATGACCCATCCAAGCAAGGTCAAAGGCAACGGCTTTGAGCGGGAAGTTGTGCAGGCATTCCGCGATCGAGCCGGCTGGACTGCCGAGCGAGCCTACGCCAGCAATGGAAAAGCACTAGGCAAGGATGAAACGGTCGACGTTTTGGCGACGTTTATTTTTGATGACGATCATCCGCAACTAGCCATCCAGTGCAAGCGGAGGAAAGCCGTGGCGGAATGGATGCAATGCAACGAGCATCAGGACGCGATTGTTTATCGAGCCGATGGAAAGCCTGCTTACATTGCGATGCCGTTGTCGGTGTTTCTCGATTTGATTGAAAGGGTCCGGCAATGAGCGATCCATTGCAGCAATCTCCTGTTTGCATTGATTGCCATGGAAGGGATGCCGTAACAAACGACGGCAAGCTTTGCAAACCATGCCTGAAAAAAAGAATCAAAGACATGAATTTTATTCCAAAAACAGCAGGCAAGATGCGGGGTTATAAATCTCTTCCAACGGATGCCATGGGTGGATCTTGTGAAATAAGACAAACAAACGAGGATGAAGAATAAAGAGGGTGCGGCAATGACGATGCAAAAAATCCTTGAGGAGCGGGGGAGTCGTTACGGCGATTTCATCGACAATGCGACGATCGCGCAGGCCATGAAGATGGCCGCGATTGGAAACGTCTGGGTCGATATGGATCCGGACGCACAAGAAGCGATTGATATGATTTGCACCAAGATCAGCCGCATCGTTACCGCCGACTGGCAATACGTTGACAATTGGCGGGATATCGAGGGGTTTGCTAAGTTGGTAGCCGATCGGCTGGAGGCGGAGCAGCTAAAGGAAAATTTGACAGGTCATTAGGTCGATATAAGATACCAGCCAGGATACCCATGCGCTGGCGGGGGTGGTGCGTCTGACCCGCGCACTAAATGCCCCCGCCAGCCTCTTTTATTTTGGGGGCGAGGCATGAAAGAAAAGCTTGATTCTCTTGTGAAATCCCGTCGCTTTTGGGTGGCAGCCGCTGGAGTTGCCGTTGTGTTTCTCAAGGAGGCGGTAGGCGTCCCGCTGAGCGAAGAACAGATTACGCAACTGGTTTTGTTGGCCGGTTCGTGGATCGTTGGCGAATCCTTGCGGTCAAGCGAGGGTTAATCATGGATAGGATTTTCGCCCGCAGGCGAGCCAAGAAACACGCCCGCAAGGTGGCCGCCGAATTGTGGCGGAAGCATCGCGACGTTGACGCATGCACCGCCGAACTGAACGAGCTGGCCAAGAGCGATCCGCAGTTGGTCGGGCTGGATCCGGCTACTATTTTCTTGCTGATTCAGATGGCCATCCGCCTATGGCTATGGTGGCGTGATTTTAAGGAAGACAATCCAAGCGACACCCCGCAGGCCGGCGAGCCTTGGCAGGAGGACGTGGACGATGTTTGATGACATCCTGGACAATCCGTGGCGGATGGGTGCTTTGCTCATTGGTGCCTATTGGGCGTGGAGGAATATCCTTGGCAGCGGCAATCAGCCACAACCACAGCCGCCCGCACCGCAACCACCACCGGAGCCATCGCCATCCGCATCGGTTAGCCGATCGCAGGCAATGCAAGCCGCCGACGTATTGGCATCGTACCTAGCGCAAGCCGGAAGCGAATCCGGCAAGGCGGACTTGGCCAAGGTGGTCAACGCTATTTGGGGCAAGTGATGCAACCGTTTGACCGATGGGCACCGCTGATTGTTGTCGTGCTCTTGCTGCTATCGAGCGGCAGGGGTGGCGGTATCGTGCCGGTCCGTCCAGTCGATCCATTGACCGGGGCTTGGGTGGTTGTGGTGGAGGAGACAAGCCAGCGAACGCCAGAGATTACCAAGGTAGTTACCGACGCGGCGTTCTGGCAATCGGTTCGGGATCGCGGATTGAACTGGATCATCTTCGACAAGGACCAACCGGAAGCGGCTGGGCAAGTCAAGGCACTCTCGGGAAAGCTTCCGGGGCTAGTGATTCAAACGCCAGGACAGCAAAGCAAAGTACTTTACGCGGGCGAACTGCCGAAGACCAAAGAAGAAATCAACGCACTAATTCGGAGGCATGCCGGATTATGAGCGAAACGATTTTGATCGATGGCGTTCAGTATGGAACTGGGCTACTTGTTCCAACGTTCAAGCCGAAGACGTTTCCAGTTTACGGCGACAATGGGCCGATGTTCACCCGCGAACAGGTAGGCAAGATTGTTACCGATCCGGAACGGGTGGCTGGTTCTAGATTGTTTACTCCGGAAGAATGGATCCGAAGCCAGGGCAACGTGGGTAGTTGCAATGGGCAAGCCGCATCCCATGCATTGGAGCGGACGCAAGTGAGCCGTGGCATCAAGCGGCGGAGGCTATCCGGCGAGGGGCTTTACGCTTTAATAAACGGCGGGGTCGATCAAGGTAGCATGCTAGATGATGGCATGCACGCCCTAGTTAATAACGGGGCACCGGAGGAGCAATACGTTCCGGTTGCAAAGTTTTTGACGCAACGGCAATTGTCCCGCGATGCAGTCGAATCGATGCGGCGCAACCGTGCGCACGAATGCTACCGCGTCGAAACAGAAGACGAACTAGCCAGCGGTTTGGCCGCTGGTTTTTGTGGCGTGGTTGCTGTCCATGCCACCAATAGCTACGGTCTCCTCGATGGCCGTGGTGTTTCGCCTCCAGCAAGTGGCGTTGGGAACCATGCGGTATTGGTCCATGATGTTCGGCTATCGCCATCGGGTGGCTACGAATTTGAATCGGCCAATTCATGGGGTTTGAAGTGGGGCAACCGCGGGCATAACTGGTTGACGTGGGCAAGCCACTTGCAATCGACCATTAAATACCATGCTTTCTATTTGATTCGTTCGGCGGGATTTGCGGACTCTGATTTGCCCGGAGTGATTGTATGAACTTGACGCCTACTCTTCTTGCTGCCGTGGATACAAGCTTGGTTGGGTTGCTTCTTGGCGGGCTTTCCGTTTTATCTGGCGTTGTGATTCATCTTTATAAACAAGTTGAACGCAACACCGAAGCAATCAAAGCCGACCTCAAGGAATGCCGGGAGGATCGGGAAGCGTTGTGGAAGTCGATTCAGTCGATAGAACGCAAAACAGGAGATGGCAAGTGAGCTACAGAAAAGTCATTGAAGCCATCGAAGGATGGGAGCGGCTATCAGAGCAAGAAGTAATTGACGCGGCAACGCGGCTTGATCACGTTTACGCTGATCCGGACAAGTGGACGTTGCTTGGATTTGCTACGATTATCGGACCGGAGAACGTCCAGCCGTTGATTGATTTCCTTGGCACGATTGGGCTCGGATGGATTGCGACACAAGCGGCAGCCGGAGGGGTTCCGATCGGATCGAAAGATTTTAACGATGCGATGCGTGCAATCCCGCATCCATCTTGCCAGATGATTGCCGATCGTGGCCGTCGCAGCGTTTCGCTTTGCGAGTTATTTTGGGTTCCCACTAATTCTGCTGCCATTGCCAACGGCTTGCGATTGATGAAGCTGGAGAAGACCAAGGCCGAAAAGCGGCGGACTGGTTCCACCCGCTGGAACAATTACGCGAAGGCCATTGACGAATGGGATGGCGACCCTGCGACGGAGCCTGTTCTGTGACGATTTCCCGCATCAGTTCCGCCACTAACGCAGGCGACACGATCACGATTGGCACGCACGCCAGCGGTGACTTGATCTTGATTTTTGCCTATAACGACGGCGCCAACACCGCACCATCGCTGCCGACTGGCTGGTTAAACATCAACAATGCGACGGGAAGCACCAGCGGCACTAGGATCGGGTTCAAGGTTGCCCAGTCGTCAAGTGAAACCAGCGGGACATGGACCAACGCTGACGGGCTAATTGCGGTGGTTTATCGATCCGATGTTGGGCTGGTTATTCCTACGCTCGCTGGCTTTAACGCTGGCACCTCGACGTCGGTTAGCTATACCGCATTCGGCTCGTCTTTTAACCGTGAGAATGCCGATCAATGGATGATCGGGTTCGGCTCGCAACGCAGCGACACTAACGCACTAGAGACCGCACCAACTGGACTCACGAACGTAACCAGCCTGACCGGAACCGGATGGGAGATGGTAGCACACGACAGCAACGCTGACGCGAACTCATTCGCTACGGCGAGCACAACCGTCGTAACGTCCGCCGCATGGCGAACGGTTGTATTTACGGTTTACGAGCAGACCTACCCAACTGGCGGCGGTTCAGCATCCGCCCGACAAGTGAACATCAGAGGAGGGGCCGACCAGTGAAACTCAAGCGTGGTTCAACCTCAGTTCGTCGGCTGATTTTCGTTGGCGATTCGTCAAGTACCACTGGCGCAGGACTAGCTAACCTCCTGCACAACACCAGCGGTCTGGTGGCATACTATTTTGCTGGCGACTTGTCGAACGAAGTACAGATCACGCTGGCGACTGCAACGCTTGGGAGCTATACGAGCGGCGGATTCGTGGCAGTCGATAACTCGAACATGCCGGGATGGTATGAGATCGGGATTCCTGACGCTGCCCTCGATGGTGGCAATGAAGTTGCGATCCAGCTTCGCGGCGCGGCTAACATGGTGCCGGTCAATATCTACATCGAACTTGACGCTGTTGATTACCAAACCGACGCAATGGGCGCGCTCAAGCCAACTACCGCCGGCCGCACTCTCGACGTTTCCGCTGGTGGCGAGGCTGGCATCGATCTAGCAAATGTCGGGTCGCCATCGACGACGCTAAACCTGAGCGGCACAACCATCAAGACGGCGACGGACATTGAAGTCGATACGCAGGACATCCAGAACCGGCTTCCATCCGGCTTGGTCGATGGCCGGATGCGATCCATCGCGGAAGTTGTGGGCGACAAGCTTAGTTACAAGCTGGCCTCTGATGGCTTGTCGCTTGTCACCTCTTGGGCTGTTGGGATCACTGGAAACATCACCGGCAACTTGTCCGGTTCGGTTGGCAGTGTCACTGGTTCGGTTGGCAGTGTGACGGGCAACGTCGGCGGGAACGTCACTGGTTCCGTTGGCTCGATTTCTGGCGTGACGTTCCCGGCTTCGTTTGGAACCTGGACGGCACCACTGACGACATCTGGCACCGCTTCCGCCGTCTGGGATGCTCTGCTGGCATCGTACACCGTGACCGGCTCATTCGGTGCGAGGGTGGTGCGATCACTTAACAGCAACAACACGCTACAGCTCACTGGATCCAGCCATGCAGCCGCAGACATCCACGAACTACAGCCCGCAGTGATTGACAACACGCACTTCGCACCGGGTGCCATTGACGACAACGCACTAGCCGCCTCGGCAGCAACCGAAGTAGCAACCGCAGTTGGCACGCTCCAGGTTCTCACCGACCTAGTAACGATGATAATCAACGATGGAACGGCCAATGCCAGGTTCTCGACATCCGCCCTCCAGAACGCTCCATCTGGTGGCGGCGGAGGAGGATCTACTACCGTCAATGTTCTGCCATATACGGGAGCGGTGCCGGATCGGGTGGAAGGCACAACGATCAAGGTGTTCTATAACGAGCTAACGAACGTATCGGTTGGCGTAACGGATGCGAATGGTGCGGCGGTAACGCTTGACGCAAAGACGCTCCGATTCTGCGCGGAGGATAGATACGGGGTGGACGTGTTGACGCTAAGCGATGGAAGCATAACGCGAAGCGGATCGACGTTTACGGTTCAGATTCCGCAATCGTTAACCGATACCGTTGGAGCCAACTATCGTTGGTCGCTACGCGATTTGACGAGTTCCCTAAATACCGTTCTGATTCATGGGCAACTGATTGTTGCGGAGGCGGCAGAGGATGAAGCTTAGTCTATGCCGTTGTGGCGGAACCAGGACGGCCAGCGGGTGCGATAGGTGCAAGCCGCATCGATCGCAAAGCGGAAAGACAACCGCCGAGCGTGGATACGATCACAAGTGGCGGATGCTAAGCGAACGATACAGGGCTGAGAATCCGCTTTGCGAGGCATGCCAGAATGCGGATAAGGTGACGCCGGCAACGGAGGTTCACCATATCATTCCGGCATTGGAAAGCGAATATCACAGGCTGGATCGAAATAACCTGATGGCATTGTGCAGGCAATGCCATCAAGAAATAGAGGGGATAAGGCGTGCCGGGAGTGCCAGGTAGAAGCGGAAGGCGTGGCAAGCTTACTGCACAACATATTGCCGAAGGAACGTACCGAGCAGATCGGCATGGTGAACGTGTGGAGCTTGCCATCGGATCGAGCAAGCCGCGTCCGATGCTGCTACTTGGCAAAGATGAACAAGAGCTATGGGACATGGTAACCGGCGGACTTCCGGAACACGTTCTACATGAAATCGATTCGCCTACGTTGACGATGCTGGTTGCTTTATGGAGCCAGTGGAAAAGATTGTGGGAGCTATGGCAAGCCGACCCGCTGGACCGTGAGTTGAGAAAGTCAACGCTTGAGATTGGGGCACAGGCCCAACGGATGTTCAGCCAGTTCGGCATGAGTCCGGCGGATCGATCGAGAATCAAGGCCGCACAAGAGAAAAAGAAGAGTCCAGCGGATGCAATCAAAGAGATGCTGGAAGCTAAGCTTGGCAAATGACAACCACGAAGCGACAAGTTCAAGACTACATCGACGGAATCAGGAGCGGGAAGATTGTAGCCGGTCGATGGCTGAAGGCGGCGATCGAGAGGCACTTGTGGGATCTTAAACATGCGGAACAGAGGGGATACTACTTCGATGAAAAGCTTGCCGATCTTGCTTGCTATTTTTTTCCTACTTGCCTTAGCTTCACCAAAGGAGAGTGGGCAGGCCGCCGATTTGACCTTTCCGAATCTCAACTGTTCATTGTCTGGAACTTGTTCGGCTGGAGGCGTAAAGACGGAACCAGGCGTTTCCGTTACGCCTACCTCACAGCCGGTCGCAAATGGGGCAAGTCTGAATTCGCAGCAGGACTTGCCTTGCTACTTACCATCCTCGACTACCCATGCGAGCCAGCCGCCGAGGTTTATTGTGCAGCAACCAAAGAAGAGCAAGCCCGCATCGTGTTCAACGTCGCCAAGGAGATGGCAAGAACCAGTGAGATCCTTTCTTCGCAATGCTCCAATCTTGCGAAGGCTATCTTGGTAAATGCGGACGGATACCAGG